TCTTTTAAGACCTGTATTTATCTTACTAAAAAAATAAGGTTGTGCTTTCATAAATCTTGTACCAAACTCAAGAAACCCTGAATAAGGTGCATTTGATTTGATTGCTTTTTCTCTTACATTATAAACTACATTGTTTCTTAAATTACCTGTATCAACTGGTATAGGTGGTAATTTTATTTCTCTTGCAATCTTCAATCCATTTTTATCAATAATCAAATCAGCTTCTTTTTCAGAAATACTTTGAAGATTGTCAAACAACTTATTTACTTTGCGAAGATCAGATTTATTTATTTTTATATCCATTACTCCCTTTTTGTTGCAGTTATTGTTGTGTAATATTTGTAATTACTATCAAACATACTATTAATTTGAAATTGTCCACTTACATTTTCAATTTCAAGCAGATCTGTCGTTGCAATATCATCAGCAGTTTTTTTTCTAACAGTTAGCTCAATAACTAAATTTCTGTCTCTCTTACCATTTTTTGTTGCGATATTCCCACCAGTATAATTAACCATTGCCCAAATTGTTGTTTGAGTTCCAAGAGTAGATGTGAAACCACCAAAACCATCAACAGTTTTAGATTGTCTTTTGACTAAAACTCTTTTATCTAATTTACCTGCGTTCATTATATAAACATTGTTTTGTAAGAACTCAATATACTTTTTACATCAGTTGGTATTTCAGAAACAGTATTACCAATCACAAAATCAGCTCTATTATCGTATAGCGTTGATACAAGTTGTAAATTTGCTTGAATCAAGAAACTATCATTAATACCTGATGTAGTATAACTAACAATTACTTCTTCAGCAGGTAAATCTTCTAATTCAATGATTGTATCATCAAGACCATACTCTGTGTAAGCAGTCGTTGCCGTTCCATCTACAGTTATTGATTGTATTGAAGCTATTGGTGAAAATGGTAAAACAAATCTTTCATCAACACTTGCTAAATACAATTTTCTTGTTTTTGCTACAATATCTTTTGTAATATAATTTTCAATAATAATCCTTGCTTGTGTAATCATTTGACCAATCAAAGTATCATCAGCACTTGTATCAACTCTTAAATATGATTTAGCAGTCGCAGTATTGATAAGTTCAGATCCTGTCGTAGCAGTTATTTTTATTTGTGTATGAAAACGATTTAAAGGATTACTATAATATTTCATTACTTAATTTTTTTTGTTTTTCGCTTATATGCTTGTTTTAGTTCTTTGGTTTCTTTTTTCTTTTTTGATCTATCAATGTTGATTCTAAAAAACTCTAAAATATCTATTAACATAATTATTTATTTAAAACAAAAATACAAAAAAAATGCACCATAAAGTTTATAGTGCATTTGATTGAAAAAGAATAAAGAAAGAAAAAACTATTTGAAGTCAAAGTTATTAAAAAATTTTGAATTTACATTTTCCAAACTTACTCTTATACATCTTCTAACGCCATTGTTTTTAAATATAAAAAAGCCTTTATACATTTCAACATATACTGCAAAGAAATCGACATCAGTTAAACTGTAAGCAGTATGCCAGTTGCATTGAATTGTTTTTCTATGTTTTATAAAATTTTTACCTGAATATTTAACTTGAATTTTATATATGGTTTTACCAGTATCTGCTACACAATCATAAACACAAGAATCTAAAACAGGGAAAGAAACAATAACATTATGTTTTAAACACTCTGTAGCAAATAAATATTCTGCATAACAACCTCGTGCATTACTATCCACGAATATAAATTTACAAAAAAAGTGCCTAACAAGAATTAGACACTTTTAAAACTAACCAATATGAAAAAATATCACTTTTATAAACCTCTCTATAAAAGCAATTTTGTTAAGATTTTAGTTCTTTACTCTTTTCTATTTCATCTTCTATATTATAAACCAAACCTAATATTTTAAAGTACACATCGTTTGAAATAGTTTCTTTATTTAAATTTTCAGATACTATTCTCATAATCTTTGGAGTTAATTTCCTTGCATTCATCTAAATAACCAAAATAAAAAATTTACAAACATAATTGACCAAAATGTAAATTGAGCTAATCCCCAACATAAATACTTTAATATTCTTTTTTGCAGTTGCTTATCAACTTTCATATTAATATCTTGCTTTGTTGCTTTATATACTACTTTCATATTAATTAATTAATGTGTGTATAGTCCAAAGACAAAAAAACATTCCAATACCCAAGATCAAAAACCCTACAAATGTTAATGCTTCAATTATTTCTTCTTTATTCATATTTTCTAATTTTCAACAAAGTAAAGCAATATATTTATTATATGCAAATATTTTTTACATTATTAATATTTTTTTATATATTGTTAATGTGAAAAAGACAATTAAATACAAACCTATACAATTAGAAGGTGGTTTTTGGCTTGTAAACTATGATTTCGAAGGTACTGAACTTGGCAGAACATTTTGGACAAAAGAACAAGCAGAAAGATTTATTAAGAAAGTAAAATAAAAAAAGGGGCATGAAGCCCCTTTATTATATAAACTCTAATTAATTATAGAGCTGCAATTACTGTAGCGAATGAACCTCTACATAGTGCATTTGGTAAGTAAGTAGTCATTGCAAGTCTCTCTTGAACTCTTACTGTTACAAAGTTCTTTTGAACATTGTCAGTATCTTGCTCAAAGAACTCAACACTTACATTCTCTCTCTGCCAAATTTGTGCAGCTTGTGAGAAATTACCTACGATAAATTCTCCTTCTGCCATTGCAGTTGAGATTCTAAATGGTACTCCCATAAATGTTGGTTGTAGTCCTTGATATACTTGATCTTTTAAGTATCTACTATCACCATCTTTAAGTGCAAGAATCTTGTGGAAATCTGTAGGGTGCATTAAAATCCCATCTGAAGTATAATTGAATTTAGCAACTTGGTTTAGTGCCGTAATTAATACATCAATGTTTTGTGGGTTTGCAATAACACCTGCAGCAAATCCTGATTCAGTATTACCCCAAGCAGTAGCAGAATTTCTCAATCCTTCTAAATTTGGTGCAGTACCGTTTCCACCTAATAACTGGTCATCTTCAACTGCCATTAACTTGCTTGGTACTCTTGCCGAGATGTAAGAAGTTAATTGCTCTGTATCATCAAGCATTTGCTTTGATAATCTTAAGTAAGTACCAATTAACTCTACATTAGCAGTAGAAGCAGTTAAGTTAAAGTCAGATTGTCCAAGTGCATTACCCTCTGCAGTTGCAGCAGCACCTTGTGTATAAGCAGATTCTTTGATATATCTTATTGTATCAGAACTTGTTGTTCCAACAGGTACGATAGATCTAACGTGAACTGCATTTGCAGGATCAAACTTAATTCCTGGTACTCTTTGAGCAGCGATAACCTCACCTGTATAGTCGGCTGCAGTTGTCATATCTGCTTTTACTTCGAATGAAGCAGCTCTTGATTGTCCTTTTTTAAGACCTTCAATAGCACCACCTTCGATAGCTTCTTTTAAAGCACCTTTAAAGTTTACTGGCTTACTTTCGATAGCATTTTTTTTAGCTGCCATTTCGATAGTGTCCATTCTCTTTTGCATTTCATCATTCTTTGCAAGATATTCGTTAGATAGGTTTGAAATTTCACTTTTAAGTGATTCTTCAATCTCACCTTTCGCATTATCTTGAGCCGAATTAAATGCTTTCTCAATTTTAGAATCAACTAAATCTCCGATTTGGTCTAATTCTTTTTTGATTTCATCGTTCATTTTTTTACGAATTTAATTTATTAAACAAATATTTATAGATTTCGCTATTATCTGATTTAATCTCTGTCGGCTCTGTAACTTCAATATCAGTTGGCAGAGTGGCACTATCGTTAAAAATTGATTTTAGCTTGATGAGTTCTGCTTCAATAGCATAACCCATATTGTCAGAAATGTCTCCCTTGCGAATTAACTTCACAAGTTTGTCAAATCTTTTCAATACTTTCTCCTTATCTACATTCCCTTTTACATCTAATATCATTGCTTTGTCATTTGCAGCAAGTGTAACGGCAGAAATCTCATAGAGTTTTACCTCTGTAAGTTTTCTATTGTAATCATCACCCATTCCTGCTTCTTTCTGAAGTGGCAATATACCAACACTATTTTCGGTAATCACCCCTGCTTTCATTAGTTCTAATACATCTTTACCAAGTTGTGTTTTAGGAATCTTCGCTTCAAACATTAATCCTTTATCATCTTCATATAGGTTTACCATTTTACCTAATGGTTGATCCATATTGTGTTGATATAAATACTTTACACGACTTCCATTCTCCATAATCGTTTTCGTATATGCACCTGGTGTTATTATATCACCATCGCTATCAACATTGTTAAAAACTGAACCATAACCTTTTACGATTCCTGACTTTTCATCGGCATCAACTAATTCACCGATTGGGCTTGACTTATATATTATATTTTCCATTTTACAAAGATATTAATTTTAATTGTTTTCATTTTCTTGTAGCGAATCATTAACAACTGCAATAGTTCCTACTGCTATAACATTTTCTATAACACCACCTGAACTGTAATTATCTTCAAGTTCTTTTGGAAAAGGTGCATTTGTACATCTACAATTAATGACATTGGCAGCACTTCCTCTACTATCACCTGGATATGCTAATTCCTCACCACCTACTAAAAAGTTTTTGTCCATATCGACTACTTGTCCATTCGCTTCAGCGTGATCTATTCTAACTCTTTCATCTAAAGTAGCTATCCACTCTTTTTGTAGATTCTCTTTACCAAAAACATCAGTAGCACTTTGATTAGTTGCATAATTTGCAGCGTTAGTGCTTTCAGTTCTTACTATTCGCTTTGCATTATTAACTGACATACTTTTAAACTTCTTTCGTAGTATTCTACCTGCTTGTACCTCATTCATAGATTGAAAGTCAGGATCTGCCATATATCTACTTAAAACTCTAACAAATTCTTTTTTACGATTACCACTAACGCTTACAACTCTTGCACCTGCAACTTGACTTCCTATATATGCAAACTTTTGATTCCATATATCTTGATATTCTACATCAATGTTTTTTGTTATGTACTTGTCAAAGTTTTGTGCATACCACTTGGCAAACTTATTGCCCACCTCTTGATATAACTCAACATACAATTTTGTTAAGTCGCTTTCCTTAAATTTAAATTGTAAACTTGGGATTTGTTTATTAGCTCTTAAAAACTCCTCGATAATAACATTGCTTTCATTAACAAGATATTTTGCCCATTTCTTGTCTTGTTTAGCTTCTTCAATATCTAATTGATTTAGCCAATCTTTATGATAGTTTTGTTTGAATTTTTTAGTCAGCATTTTCTGAAATCCTTTTAGCCCAAGAAACCATTGCTTTGCCACCCCACATATTATAAGCAACATAACCTTTGTCTTTATAAGGTTCGTTTCTATATTCTTCGGCAATCTTTGCATTGTCTTCGTGTCTTGCTAAAAAGCTATTGATTCTCTTTACTGTATCAAGTGATAGTGATTCTCTTTTTGCCAGTTGATTTGCTCTTGCAAGTCCAACCTCTGTTCCACCTCTAACTACATCACGACCATATTTATCAATCCAACCTAACATTCTCTTTGCATTGTTTGTAGCTGATTGTGGATAATCTTTGTAGCTTTCAGCTTTGCTAATTGATTTTTTACTCGATAGTGGGTGTCCACTTGGGAATAAGTCAGTATCGTGTTTACCACCTCTAAATTTACCATTTCTTAAAGCATATAAATAAGAATTTACTCTTGCATAAGCCCATTGATCCTCACTTCTTACACTTGGTCTAACACTTTGAGGATTTGTTCTATATGCACCAACACCTCTATTGAAAACAGTTTGCAAAGTTCTATAAGAAGTTCTTTTAGTTTTATCATCACCATATTTATCATTATGTTCAGTTACTTTGTTTCTTAATCCTCTTTCTACTGAACTACCAGGTTTTACTGGTTTGTCAATATATTCTTCATCTTCTTCATCATCACCATACTTTACATTTGTTCCAACCAAAGAAATATAATCATCGTGTGAAGCACACGGCATATAAATCGTTCTCCCATCTTCTGTATGAGTGTGTGTGCCATTACAACCTATTGCTTCTGCTCTTTCTCTTGCTTCAAGTTCAGTTGTAAAAACATCTCTACGAATCCTCTCCTTGTTATCAAGTAGTTCATTGTAATCAATCTTTACACTCTTAATATCTTCTTCAATCACATCATCTTGTAGTGGCACAAGATTCATTGGTATATAGAAATCATTTAACTTCTCGTTATCAGATTCAACACCATAACTCATTGCTTGTCTTTTTTCATTTGGAGTTAGCCACCAAGCACTTGACATTTGGTTTACCACTTTGTCCATCTCCTCTTGTAATTCAGATATGCTTGTATAATCAAAGTCAATGTATAGCTTTTCACCATAAGCAGGAACTAACCATCTGTTAAGCTCATCTCTTATTTTGTTTAGTTCAGGAATAACTGCATTTTGATATAAACTCTTTTTTGCTTCTATTACATTGTTGTAAGTAGAAGATTCTGTGTTGTTTAATAAAACTGCAGGTACTGAATAAATATTACACAAGTCCTTAATACTTGCATTATATTGTTCTATAAGGGACAGATCTGATGCTGACATACCAAAGTTAATCCAAGAAAGTTTCTTTGGTGTAATCACAATATCACCTGCATTGTTAGAACCTGAATAGTTTTGTCTAAACTTCTCTTTTAGTTGTTGTGCTTGTACTTCGTTAATATCACCCTCATCACTCATTAACACACCTCTTGCAGTTTGGTTTTGTAAATACTTTGCACCAGTTGTAATTGCTTCGTTATTAGTATCTAACGATCTTAAACCTGCTTTAAGTGGCGACATTCCGTACAAATGACTTCCAGTACCATCATAGTAAGGGTTAAAATCTTTAATGTGGCAAATATCTTCAGCTTCCATCTTATATTGACCATTATACTCTAATGAATAAGATTTTACTGGTTCAAAGATCCCACCACTATTTATTTCTACCTTTTGACTTGGAAGTATGTATAGTTCCTTAAACTTCCCTTGATTTGCACCTGTATCAGGTTTTATACCATAGATATAACGATTACCAGTAAGTTTACCAAAAGCTATAATCTCTTGAATCCAAGCATTATAAGATTGTGATGGATTTGGTCTTGAAAGTAATTCGTGTAATTCAGTATCTGCTACTTCTTCAAGAGCGTGTTTTCTTAACACCTCTGCTTTGTGTAATGCTGAACCATTTGCAAGTCCACTTGTCATTGATTTGTACCTCTTTAAATCATTATCACTTTTGATTTCATAAACTTGAAAAGGAATAGTCGCTGCCGTTTTAGCAATTAAGTTTACTATTGAATAAATAGTTGTATTGTATTGATAACCTTTTTCAATGTAAGTATTATCGTTTTCAGGATTCCAAATTATACTGTTTCC